GATGAGCGAGTTCATCGTCGCCGCGTTAGCGTCGAACTCCGCCTGCAGGTCGGCGACGAGCTGCTTACGGACTGGGCCTCCCTTGGTCATCGCGTCCACGATCTGCCGCTGGCTGAAGCCGTACGACGTGGCAACCTTGGTGATGCCGGACGTCTCGGCCCGCTCGAGCGCCATCGCGCGGGTGGCCTCGGACGTCGCGCCTGTCACCTGGTCCAGGGTTGCCGCGTAGTCCTTCCAGGAGCCGATGGACGTGGCAGCCGCGTCTCCGGCCTTCTTGGTGTTGGTAGCGAGGCCGAGGGCAAGACCCGCGAGGCCGCCGACCGCCGCCCCGATAGGGCCGCCGACCTGGAACCCCATGGCCGCGCCGCCGAGGGTGGTGAGCAGCGTGCCCACGGACTTGTTGCTGGCCGTCGCGCCCGCACTCAGGGCGAGCATTCCTCCGACACCGGCGGCGCCGCGGGCCGCATTACCGAGCGCAACTGAGCGCGTGGCCGCGGTCCCCATCGTCGTGGCGAAGTTGGCAGCCGAGACCTTCGCGGCGGCGATCCCCGCAGCGAGCCTGGGCATGACCAGAGCGGCGAGTGCCGCCTGGACTGCGAACGACCGGACCGGACCGGGCAGGCCAGAGAAGAACCCAGCAACCGCCATGACGACCGTGCCGAGGGCCTTGAGTGGCGGCAGCAGCCCGTCCCTGACCGACGCGGCGGCGGACTCGATCTCGGTCTGGTTGTCGTTCAGCCACTGGCCGAACCGCTCCAGGGCCGGCACGAGGTTGGCCCGTGCGTACTCGGCCAGCGAGGTGAGCATCGGCAGAAGTGCGGTGCCAATCTTCGCCTTGACGTTCTCGAACTCGGCAGCGAGGCGCTGCTGCTGTCCCGCGAGGGTGTTGGCCTCCTTGGCGAATGCACCATTGGCTTGAGCGGCCTGCTTCGTGATGAGCTCGGTCACGGCCAGTTGAGTGGCTTGCTTCTTCGCGGCGCCAGTGAGCTTGTCCTGACCCTTGGCTGCCAGCCGGGCAGAGACGTCACTCTGCTTGATGGAGATACCGAACTTCTCCATCGTGTCGAACTCGCCTTTGAACGCAGAGCCGAGGGCAGCGACGGCGTCGCTGGTCTTGCCTCCGAAGGTGGCTGCCAGGTCCGCGGCCGTCTTGATCATGCTCTCGGTCTTGCCACTGAGCTGGTCCTGCGCGACGCCCTGGTTCTTGAACAGCGACCCGAGCAGGTTGGCGTTCTCGCGGTACTCATTCGCGCTGAGCCCGTAGGCCTTGGCTGCCTTGTCCGAGGTCTTGACGACGGTGTCAGCAAACTTGCCGAACACTGTTTCTGTAGCGCCCAGCGACTGCTGCGCGTCGGACGCCGACTTCACCGAGGAGACAGCGAACTTCGCGACGGCGAGGCCTGCGACGGCGGCACCGGCCGCGGCGTACTTTCCGAACTTGGCGAACTTCGAGCCCAGGCCTTGAGCAGACCCGGCGACGGAGTTCAGCTCTCGCTTGGCTTGTGAGGCGTTAGCCAAGATTGCGATTCTTACGGGACCTGCCACTTAGCTCACCTCCTTCTGCTCGCCAGCCGGATGAATGCGTCTCGCTCAACTCGCGTGAGGCTCCGGTACGCCTCGGGCGACTGGCCCGTCAGGAGGCAGAAGCCCGCTTGCTCCTCGGCCGCAACTCGCGTGGTGAGTCGTCTTTTCCCTGCTCGGTCACCGGCTCCTCGGGCATCAGCTCGTCTTCGGTCTCCTGGAAGTAGCCGTTGGCGTCCTTGAGCGTCATGTTCATCGCTCGGTCCTTGGCTTCCTTGGCGGTGAGCCCCTCGCGGGTCTGGTGCACGAACACCATCGCCCGGAGAAACATCGTCGGCTTCGTGCTGGCAAGGTCAGCGATCTCGCCTCCAAAGGCAGTGCTGACTGCAATCTCCTCGAACCCCGTGAGGGACTCGAACATCTCCTCGCCTGTCATCTGCGCACTCATGCCAACCCCTTCGCTGCAATCTGCTTGTTGATTTCGGCTTCGAGCATCTGAAGGGCTCTCGGAGTCATCACTGCATCGGTCTTTTGGAAGAACCCGGACGGCGCGATTCCGCGGGCAGCCCAGCCCCACTGGATGGGACCGGCGTACGGGACACTCGCTCGGCCGACCATGACGACGGCCTTACTCTTGGCCTTGTTGCCGCGCACCGATCCCCGCAGGCGACCGGACCTGACGGGCACGAAGCCACCCATGACACGGGCACCCTCGGACGCGACCTTGGAGAACGCGCCCTTCAGGTCATCGACCTCAAGCCCCAGCCGGGTCAGGTCGCGAACGACCTCACTCAGACCGGTGACCTTGAACCCGACAGTCCCGGCCACGGCTCAGACCGTGACCCGAGTCGGCTTGGCGGTGAACACCCAGGAGCATTCGAACGTCATGCGCGCCGTGGTGCTGGCGTCCGCTTCCCCGCCGATGAAGTCACCATCTGGTTCAGTGATCGTCACGGTCCCCGAGATGTGGGGCTGCGTCACCGATGCGGTCGCGTTTCCGTACGGCTTGATGAGCACGGCGGCGGTCGTGCCAGCCGCCGTGAAGACCTTGTCCCACAGCGTGGTGGTGTTCAGGTCCTGCACGCCGGTGAACTCCAAGCGATACTCGCGAGAGCCTCCGGCAGCCGCATCGGTGAAGGTGACGAAGTCTGAATCCGATTCCCCAGACGTGACAACTGCCTTCGATACCTGCGTGGTGTAGTCGGTGCCGCCGATGCTGACGGTCAGACTGCGTGTTCCTAGTGATGCCATGTCGCTCTCCTTAGAACGCGCCGGTGATGACCTTGACCGGCTTCGCGGACAAGACCCACGAACATTCGAACGTCATCCGAGCGGTGGTCGAGGCGTCAGCCTCACCGCCGATGAAATCGCCATCGGGCTCCGTGATGGTGGCGTTAAACGTGTAGAACGGCTGGGTCGCCGTCGCTGGCGTGACGCCGTACGGGTTGAAGATGCAGGCGACTGAGGTCCCGGCCAGGGTGAAGACCTGGTCCCAGAGCGTTCCGGTCGCCAAATCCTGCACGCCGGTGAACTCGAGGCGGTACTCACGGGCACCGCCTGCGGCTGCGTCCGCGAACGTCACGAAGTCCGAGTCCGCCTCGCCCGAAGTGATGACCGCCTTGGACACTTGCGCGGTGTACTCGGTAGCCCCAATCTTCATCTTGAGAGCGCGTGTTCCTAGAGCACTCATATCTCTACTCCTGTTCTCTGTTGCCTTCGATGAACATGCACGGCAGGGTTTGTCCGCCGGCGTTTACCTGCTGCGGCGTCACCGAAGCGACAACCATGTGCTCGGAAAGGACTTCGATCAGCGCGGGTGCCTTTTCGTCGAGCCACTTCTCTGCTGAGGCCAGGTCCTCTGGGAGGAGCACGACGACGTTCCACGTGTTGACGAACCCGAAGCCGTTCAGGTCTCGCGTCATCCGATCCAGCCGGACCGACCCGTCTCCGGGTCGAGTCGGCGTGCGGAAGTAGGGAGCGACGTTGATGCCGTCGACTGTTGAAGCAGCCTTGGCCAGCATCTGTCTGGTGTCTGTGTTCATCGCTCCTCCTTTCGTCAGGCCCGGGTCACTTGACTCGCGTCTCGGTGCCGTCGACCACGAACGTGCCTGCTACATCGAGCACGTAGACGCCACCCGTGACAGACACCTGAGTGCCGTCGGGGCGCATCACAGTGCCGCCCTCCTTGACCTTTGCGAGGTCGCCGACCTTCGCGGTCTCGGTGCTCTTGCTCTCGTTCTCACTCATTGCTTCTCCTTCGCTACGCGACTGCGATGACTCGGTACGGAGCTTCGAGACGATTCACTTCGGCGTCGTTGCCGCCAACGCGGAGCAGGGTTGACCCGAACTCCGACTCGGCGAACTCGACGCCGTTGGGATTCCTCCGGACGGCCAGGTTGTGGGCCACCCGGCGGTACAACGCCTCCAACAGGTCGGCAGGCCACTCGTCCTCGGCAGGCACGAGACAGACCTGCGCCTGCGCGGCCTGCTCCGCGGCGAGGGCCGACGCGATGTCGGCCGCTCCCCACGCGGATTCTGCGAACCCCAAATAGGACTGGGCGTCCTCAACAGACGGAGCAGCCACCTGAATCACACACCAGCCGTTGCCTCGCTGAGCGCGGCAGGCTTGGTGACGACCGTCTTGGCTCGCTGCTCGGCGACCGCGTCGAGGATGTTCTCCGCGAAGTGAGTGCCGTGGCTGTCGGTGAGGAAGAGCTGCACCGAGTTGCGACGGTAGTGCTGCACACCAGCCTTGAAGTCTCCGACGACGACGGTGCCCGACACGGCGGCCGGGTCGATGATCGGAGTCAGACCCCAGAACGCTGAGGTCCGGTTCGGCCCGGTCCCTGCTGTGGTCATGACCTCGAGGTCGAGATCGATCAGGTCATCAGACGACACGAGGAAGCCGTTCGGCGAGTAACCCGCGCCCTGCACCTCGGCCATCCCGGCGCGAATCGCACCAAGCAGACCCTTGCCCGCCGGTCCGGTCACGGCCGGGAGCGTCGCGGCAGCGAGAGCTGCCTTCGCCTCAGCCTCGACCTTGCGTGAGACCTCGGCCTGCAGCTCGCCATTGATGAAGCTGATGACAGCGGCGGCGTCCTCAGCGATCTGACGCGTGAAACTGGTGCGACCGGCGATCGTGTCGAGGCTCGCGGACGTGACGCTGGGTGCCCACTCGATCTCCGGCTTCGACGCCTTCTCCGCGACTACCGCGGCCGCGCCAGCGACCTTGCTCCACACGATGTAGTCGATCGAGTTGCCCGACACAGTCACCACGCTGGTGAGCGGGACGAGCAGCGGCGGCGGTACCGGAGGAGTCAGGTCGTAGATCGGTGACGACGGGAGTGCCGCCGCCATGCTGGCCAGCGAGGCAGGCAGTGCCCGCGTCTCGACCTCGAACTTGTGCGTAGTGCCCTGGCCGGAGTACTGAGCGAAGATGTCACTTCGCGTGAACTGCTCACCCCACGACTCGCGGGTCTCGGGCTGGCTGGCCTTCTCGTCCTGCCGACGCTGCGCCTTGGAGAGCTTGCCGTCCAGGGCGTCGGCCGCCGAGCGCGCGTCCATCAGCTTGACCAGACGATCGATCTGAGTGTCGAGACTCGCGGAACGAGTCTCCAGCTCCTTGAACGCATCCTGGTTGGGATCGAAGTCCTCGGACTCGGCGAGGGCGATCGCGGCGTCTCGCGCCTGGTCACGTTCCTCGCGCAGCTTGTCAATGACATTGGTGCTCATGTCGCGCCTCCTAGACGCTCGGATTGGTCACGAGCGGAGGAGCGAGCCGTTGTTAGAAGTCGGGGGGCCGGGACCGAAGTCGTGTGCCCATGAACTCCCGCGAGGGGGACGCGTAACCGCGTAGTTGCGGATTCAACTTAACGGGACTGAGTCAGTGGCTGAGAGAGCGAAGGCGAGCCAGGGCAGCCTCGCGTGCCTTCGCGCCAGCGTCACGAACAGACATGACCATGGCGTTCTCGGCGTACGCACCGTGAGGGATGAGGGCGACCCCGAGCAGGTGGGCGCGCGAGTGCCGGACATGCAGCCCGTCAGGCTTATGAGTCACCTTCATGAACTCACGCATTGGGCGGAACTCGATGCTGCACTGGTCGAGCGTCCCGTCAGCCGCAAGCTCACGCGCCTCGATGCCCGCCACGGTGTTGGAGAACTTCATCCGGACCCACGGGCCATCGGACTTGTCCTCAACGCTGAGCGCGTGCCCGATCAGGGCACCACCCTTGTCGGAGTGACCCTGGTAGAACTTCACCCGCGACGGAGCATTGGCTGCTCGTTCGAACGTGGTGGGCGCGAACGACTCCCACAGGTCGTGGTCGATCTGCGCCTCGACGTCGTACGGAGCGGCGCGAAGAAGGGCCGTGCCCTCATCCGCGTCCACGGCTTCGATGTCCGCCTCACGAAACTGGACTCTGCCGAACCGGTCAGGCAGTTGAAGACTCATCGTCGGCTGCCTCGCTCTCCTGGATTGGCTGGTCGTCAGCTTCATAGCGGCGTTGCTGGGGTGCTGGCCTGCGGCTCATCGGGTCTCCTTCATCTCTGCACGCGCAAACTGCGCACGCTCTCGGGTTCGACGGGCTCTTCAACCGTGGGCGGCAACGCCGGAGGCTCCTCTTCCGCCTCAGGTAGCGGTGGCCAACCTTCGAGTTCCCGCACCTCGTCCTTGGTGAGAATCCCGGCGTCGATCGCGACCTTGTACGAGGCGTACCGCTCGGCCTCACTTGGGTTAGCAAATCCGTCCAGGTTCACGGCGACGCCCTGTGCTCCCGGAAGCAGTGCTGAAAGCACATCCTGGACAGCGGCGATCCACGGTGCGAGTCCGAAGTCCCTGTGGTTCGACCATGCGTCGCGCAGGTTCGTGTACGTCGCCGAGTTCTGCATCGACGCGCCCAGCGTCATCGGGTCAAGGCCATATGCGAAGGCAACATCGGCGATGTTCAGCCTCTTGACTTCGCCAAGAGCAGCGTCGACGGGGCTGAGGCTGATCGGCGTGAAGTCTGTGGTTGCGTTCAGGACAGCGATGCTGCGCTGGTCGTTGCCGTGCGCCGTCATCCACGCCGTCTTCAGAGCGGCTGCGCTCTCCGGCGTGAGACCAGGCTGGTTCACCTTCAGGTAGCCGTTCGGAACTCCGTTGCGGAACGTACCGCTTGCGTAGTTGTCGACTTGCCCGCCCAGTTGGAACGAAGCGGGGCTCATCTCGAACACGCCCTGGCTGCGTCCCTCGGTGCTGATCGAGCTGTGCGGATTGCGAAGAATCACGAGGCAGTACCTGATGTCTCCAAGCATGAGGTGCCCGTCACGGTCGAATACCGCCCGCTCCTCGTCACGGGCGTCGGCTCCCAGCACCCAACGCAATGAGTTGTCGGATGCGGCACGCTCCGTGGCGAGGAGGCTTGAGTCGACCAGCTTCAACGTCCCGGCGAGTGGGAGCCCTGCCTCATCTAGTTGTGTGAGGAACGCACCCTCGCCGTACTGAATCGCTGAGCGAATCCACTGCGCCCAGAACTCTGAGCGCGGCAGCTTCAGAGCAGCCGGGTAGACGTCAGGTGAGAACCTGTCGTCCGGGCGAAGGAGCATCGGATCTGTTAGAAAGCGCGGCGCCTGCACCTTCTGTCCGAGCGTCCCCTGGGTCTGCACCTTGAACGGTGCCGAGGTCAGCGGCCCCGTGATAAGTGCGTTGGCGCGAGTGACGACGGCGAGAGCCGATGCCGGGGCTGCGTTGCCCAGGAACGCACCCAGAGCGTCTGATCCAACCCACCACACAGGCGGGAACGCCGAAGGGAAGCCCTCGGGGTCGTTGATGGCGAAGCTGGCGTTGGTGCGCGCCCAGGCTGCACGTGACTGTGTGCGGAGTCTGCGTGGCGTCGGGGGCATGGCGTCCTCAAGATGAGACGGCAGATGACGCCCGACACTGGGCTGCGGTAACGGTATGCCCTCGCCGGTGTCCTGAGACCCGGCGCGCAGCCATCGCAATCAGTCGCGCATCAACAGCTCGCGGAAACCTGCCAGTGCACCGATGAAGATGAGTGGTCCTAAGAAGGGGAACACGTTCAGCCAGATGACCACAAGTACCGGTGCTGCAACTACGCCGAGGAGCCATGGAACCAAACCGAATCCCATGTTGAGGGTCACCACGAAGTAGGACGCCATGCAGCCAAACGAGACGGCCACGGCCAACCCGCCTAACACAGTAGACATTGACATTGCGCGGCACTCGGCTAACACGGCAATGGCAACCCAGATCGAAGCGGTCGTCGACATCACCCTTCTGCCGAACGCTCTGAAGTCTTCTGGTAAAGGGGGGCCATCCTCGGTAAAGCACAAGCTGATGTGGACCACGAGTCCCATGGCAAGGAGGATCAGCACCCAGTGCATGAGACTCACGATTCCGTCGCGCCGCACGCTGTTGTTGAGCCAGTCACTCACTTGAGTGACGTAGGCAGAACTGGCTCCGAGATACTTGAGGAGGCGTGTAAGCGCCGCGCTGGGCTGTCCGCCCCAATTGAAGTGCCAGGAGACGACCGTCAACAACGAGAGCGCCGATGCAAGCAACACCCACGGTGACCTGAACTTGAGAACTAAAGGTTTGCCTAGGTTCACTGCTTCCGAAATAACAGGGTCCATGACAGATGTTTGCACAGCGTCTGAGGATTCCGATCAGAAGATGACGGGCGTCTCAGCCGCCACACGTGCTCCATTCACAGCCCAGACGACCGCCTTCACGGCGTCCATCCGCCCTCGGCTCACCACCCTGGGACCGTCGGGTCCCGGTCTCACCCGGACGGCTAGGAGCTGGTTGGTCAGCTCGTCGCTCCCGTCATGCGTGAGCACGTCGTCGTCGAGCATCCGCCTCAGGTCGAGCACCGACTGCCGAGTGGTGCTCCCCTTGGGAACTGAGCCGATCAGGGCCGCGTCACCGGCGATGCTCTTCCCAGCGATGATGCTGGCGACACCCGAGGACTGCGCGAACGCCCCGGCCGTGGGCACGTCCTTGAACACTCGCACCGTGACGGCAGTTCTTCCATTGGGGAGGGGAGTCGCCAGCGCACACGAGACGCCGTCCTTGTACCAGGACTCCAGGGCCGCCACGGTGGGCTGGGTCTTGGGGGGAGGGACCTGGCGGGTGGCCCACTCCTCCGAGGTCGTCACCGGCGAGCCCGGCTCGGTTCTCGGCACGTCGGCGTCGGGCCAGATGTTCAGGTACTGCGCGCGGAACCCGGCGACCGGGTCCAGGTCGTCGGCGTCCGGGTCAGCCTCTCCACGCAGCGCGCGATCGAGCTTGCCCTCGATCATCTCTCGACGCTCCTCGGACCAGTGAGGCGACGCGGCGCGCCAGACGTCGGAGTCGGAGATGTCGTCCTCCTTCGCGGCACCCCACCAGAGCAGCAGCGTCTGCTTGTCGTGCCCGAGACCCTGCAGCGCCGCGGAGAAGCGCCGTCTCATCAGGCTGGTAGCGCGACGGTGAGCAGTGCTCGTGAGGATCATCTGCGGCTGGATGCGCTCCAGCATCGCGGGCTCCAGACCCTCGTCGACGACGCCAGCATCCACACCCCAGGCCTCGTCGACCATCCCGAGCGTCACGTCGTACCCGTAGACCGAGCCGCGACCGCGCACCATCCACCGGTCGCCCGTCGGCGTCTCCATCTCCTCGTGCCCCGTCGCTCTCCGCACGAGCCAGCCACGCGACTCGTCCTCGGCCCACGCCCAGGCACGACGGTGGATCTCCTTGCAGATCGGCAGGTCTTTCCCCGTGTGCAGGACGAGTTGCTGCTCGCCGAAGAGGTCCGCGTGGGCCATGCGCCACAGGGCCATGGCGCGAAGGCGGACGCTTTTGCCGGCTCGGCGCGGGGTGCTCTCCAGAATCGTGGTCCACACGAGACGGCCCTCGGAGTCATGCTCAAGCTGGCGTCGCACCGCGAGACGCTGCCACCATCGGAGATCAAGAGCGAGTTCCGTCGCGAGCCACTCCTCGGCCTCCTGGCCGTAGGAGCCCGTCGCGTCCGGATGAGGCGGACTCATGGCCCTCGGCCAGGCTGCGTTCTCGGGTATGACGAGAAGGTCCGCCAACCACGGGACCTCCTCCAGCGACTCCGGGTCGAACGCCGAGGCTGTCGCTTGAGGTTGTACAACTTCTGAGGCTCTTGGTATGTAAACGGGATCGGGCGGGGAGGTCTGCCTCCGCTCTCTCGGAGAAAAAGCGGACTCACGCCCGGCTTCGCGCTTTATTTCGCTTCGCGCCTCACGCTTTGCTTTTTCAATGACAGCGCGCTGACCGCCGCCGTCGCTGCACTTCCTG